CTTGCCGCGGTGCGCCAGCAGGTTGACTACCTCGCCAGCGCCCCGCCGCCGCGCGAGTTCAAGCGGGCGCGCTACGGCTCGTTTTACAGCACCGCCACGCAGACGGCGACCGCCATCAACACGGCGAAGGCGATCACGTTCAACACGACCGACCTGAGCAGCGGCGTGCGCATCGGCACGACAACCTCGCAGGTCATCGTGGACACGGACGGGATCTACAACTTCCAGACCTCGATCCAACTCGACAGCACGGTGGCGACGGCTCAGGAGTTCTACCTCTGGTTCCGCAAGAACGGGGTCGATGTCACGAACTCGGCCTCTCAGGTGCGCATCCAAGGCAACAACGCCGAAGTGTTCGTCGCGCTGAACTTCTTCTTCAACCTCAAGGCGAACGACTACGTCGAACTCATGTTCTCGGTGAGCGATCTGGGCGTGCAACTGCTGGCCTCCGGGCCTGTCGCGCCGCACCCCGGCATCCCGTCGATCATCCTGACCGTGAGCAACAACATTCAAGGAGTCCAGTGATATGGCCGTCACCCTCAAGGTGCTCGTCGGACCGCTGCAAATGTCGAACTCGCAGACGACGCAGTACACCGCCACCAACGTGCGCACGATCATCGACAAGGCGACGGTGACCAACACGGACACCTCCAACCGCACGTTCTCGGTGAACCTCGTCAACTCGGGCGGCAGCGCCGGTAACTCGAACCTCGTGATCGACACCAAGACCGTCGTGCCCGATGAAACCTACCTGTGCCCCGAGCTTGTGGGCCAGGTGCTGGAGCCGGGTTCGTTCATCTCGACCATTGCCAGCAACGCTACGGCGCTCACGCTGCGCATCAGCGGACGGGAGATTTCGTGATGGAAGGCGCAAAGAAGCCCGTGATCGTCCTAGGCGGGTTCAACGGCCTGGAGTCCGAGGACGAGCCGTTCATCACCGCCGCCGAGAACCGCAGCAACACGCAGATGGTGATCCGCGACTGGATGCTCGGCCCGGAGAAGCCCGCCAATGAGCGCGGGGCAAACAAACCCTACTGGATGGCGCTGGGCAAGGCCATGCAGGTCAGCGAGACTGAGGCGCGGCGTCGGCGCTGCTCGAACTGCGAGTATTACGACAACACCCCCGAGACGCAGGCCAAGATGGACGCGATTCCCTGGAATGCTTGGGACGTTGCGGCCGGGTTCCGCGGCTACTGCACGAAGTTCGACTTCGTGTGCCACGACCTGCGCTCGTGCCAGGCGTGGGAGGAGCGGGAGTTTGAAGATGAAGACTGATGGTGCTATGATGGCCGCCGCTGAGACTGTCGGCCTCCAGCAGCCACCGGGAGGTGCGATGCTGCGTGAGAACCTCGTGCAAGTGCTTCAACTGCCCAAGCCGGCAGTGGATTGGCTGTGCTCGCTCTACGAGGTGATCCAGACCTTCGACGACTACGCCGATGGCGACGAGGTGCCGCGCGAGCGGCTGAACGCGCTGATCTGGGACGCACTCGTGGCGATGCCCAGCAATTCGTTCTTCGCGGCCAACGCGCCCGCGCTCCTGCCGGTGCTCGCTGTCCAGATCCTCAAGTGGCAGGGCGCAGACGCCCGCGAGCGCGAGGGTCAACCCAGCGAGATGGCCTTCGCCTGGCGCGCAGGGTTCTACGATGTTGTGCTCGCAGCGGTTGCCGCCTGCCACGGTGCCGATGTGGCCCACCACGCAGCGCCGCTGGTGCTGCAACTGTACGGGGAGCGGTACGCGGATTACATGAAGGAGTTCGACCATGCCTGATCCAGTCACCGGGCTAGTCGTCGGCGGCTCGCAACTCGTCGGCAGCGCGATCTCCTCCCGCGCCGCAGGCAAGGCCGCAGGCCAGCAAGCCGACGCAGCGCAGGCGGGCATTGAGGAACAGCGCCGGCAGTTCGACAAGCTCCAAGAACTCCTCGCCCCCTACGTTCAGGCCGGCCAGCCCGCGCTCCAGGCGCAGCAGGCTCTGCTCGGGCTCGGTGGCCCCGAGGCGCAGCAGGAGGCTATTGCGGGGCTTGAGGGCTCACCCATGTTCCAGGCGCTCGCTCGCCAGGGCGAGGAGGCCATGCTTCAGCAGGCCAGCGCCACGGGCGGGCTGCGAGGTGGGAACCTACAGGGCGCGCTCGCTCAGTTCCGACCGCAGATGCTTGCGCAGGCCATCGAGGATCAGTACAGCAGGCTCGGTGGCATGACGACGTTGGGGCAGCAGTCCGCGGCCGGTGTCGGCTCGGCGGGTATGCAGTCGGCAGGCCAGATCGCTGGGCTGCTCGGGCAGCAGGGCGCGGCTCGGGCCGGTGGTACGTTGGGGCGCGCGGCTCCGTTTGCGCAGATGTTCAACCTGCCGGCGCAGTTCGTCGGCATGCAGTACGGCATGGGAAAGACGCCGGGGTTCGGGTCGCTGTTCGGTGGGCCGGGAGGAGGTTGACATGGTTGCACCCATCGACTACACCCTCCAGGGCGTTCAGTCGCCGTTTCAGGCACTCCAGCAGGGAATGCAGTTCGGCGCGGGCCTGGCGCAGGCGCAGGCGCAGCGGCAGCAGTTCGAGGCGCAGGCCGCGCTGGCGCAGCAGAAGGCAGCGGCAGAGCAGGCCGCGCTGGAGCGCCAGCGCCAGATCGGCACCGCCATGAGCGCGCTGATCGCCAACCCCAACCGCACCGCTCAGGACTACGAGGCCGTCGCAGTGATGCTGCCCGAGAAGGAGGCCGCGAGTCTGCGCGCCAACTTCGAGATGCGCACCAAGGAGCAGCAGGGCAAGGATCTGGGCTTCGCCATGCAAACCATGTCGGCCTTCGATGCCGGCTCGCCGGATGTGGGTCTTCGGCTGCTGCGCGAGAAGGCTCAGGCCGAGCGCAACTCGGGGCGCGAAGATCAGGCCAGGGCATACGAAACGTGGGCCAGCATCGCGGAGCAGAATCCGCAGGCTGCCAGCGCGACCATTGGCACGCTCGTTTCGCGGCTCCCTGGCGGTAAGGAGGCGATTGAGGGGTATGCGAAGGTTCGGGATCAGCAGAGGGCGGCGCAGCTGGCTCCCTTCACCCTCCGCAAGGAAACCTCGGAAACCATCATCAAGGAAGCCGAGGCGAAGCTGGCTCCTGAGCGTTTCTTGGCTGGGCTGGATCTGACGCGGGCGCAGATCGACCAGGCCAAGGCAGCGCAGGCCGCATCTCGGGCGGCAGAGCGCGCATCCGGTGCGGCGGCGCAACGTGCTGCGGCAGAGGCGCAGTCGCTGGCCGCTGGTGTCATCCCGGTGGAAAAGCGCCCCGATCTTGAGACGAAGTTCCGCAAGGAGTACAGCGACCAGACGGCGGGCTATCGTGAGGTCAAGTCCGCGTACGGGCGCGTGCTCGCATCGCAGGACAACGCCGTGGGCGACCTGTCGCTGATCTTCGGTTACATGAAGATGCTGGACCCCGGCTCCGTGGTGCGCGAAGGCGAATTTGCCACGGCACAGAATGCGGCCGGCGTGCCGGATCGCGTGCTGAACATTTACAACCGCGTGGTGAGTGGCGATCGGCTGAACGAAGGTCAGCGCAAGGCGTTCAAGGGCCAAGCCGAAGGGCTGTTCAAGCAAGCCGGCCAACAAGAGGCTGCCGTGCGATCTGGGCTTGAGCGCATCGCCAAGGGATACGGCCTGAACACGGCAAACATCTTCCTCGAGGCCGTTGAGTCTGCGCCGACTGCGCCGGGGGCACCCGCACCCGCCCCTCGACCGGGAGCGCCCGCAGGTCGTCCTAGAAACGTGACGGTGGACTACTGACATGCCGTACTCCATCACCACCAAAGACGGCATCACGATCAACGACATCCCGGACGATGTGCCGCCGGATGCGCCTGAACTCAAAGCCCGGGTGGCGCAGATTCGTGCCGGTGCCGGTGCGCTTGAGGCACCGGCTGCACCGTCTACGACTGTCACGGGCCTGGCTGGCGCGGCAACTCGAGGACTTGCGCTGCCAGCGGCTGGCGCTGCGCTTGGTGCGGCTGCGGGCGCTCCGTTGGCTGGCGTGGGTGCGATTCCTGGCGCTATCGCTGGCGCTGGTGCTGCCACGCTCGCGCAGTTTGTGGGCGACCCCATCGTCGGGCTCGTGAATCGGGTTCTCGGAACGCAGTACACCGCGCCAACGAAGGCGATGGAAGACCTCCTCACCCGGCTCGGTGTGGCGCAACCGCAGACCGAGGCCGAGCGCATCGTGCAGGCTACGGCGGCCGGCGCTGGTGGCGCTGGCGGGATGGCGGCTGTCGGGCGAACGGTGCAGACCGCAGCGGGGGCTGGGGCTCCCGTCACCCGCGAAGTGGGCCGGATGCTGGCTGCCCAGCCGGTCACGCAGGTTGCCGGTGGCGCGGGCGCGGGCGCAGCAGGGCAGATCGCGCAAGAGGCCGGCATTGGTCCACTGGGTCAGGTTGGGGCCGCGCTGGCCGGTGGCGTTGCGGGAGCGACCGCAGCTGCCCCGCGTCGCGCCCCTGTGCCAGGGCTTGCGCTTCGGACGCAGGAGGCCACCGAGCGCGGCATCCCCGTTATGACGTCGGACGTCATGCCGCCCGAGACGTTCATGGGAAGGGCGGCGCAGCAGACCGGCGAGCGCATCCCACTGGCAGGCACTGGCCCTGTTCGCGCTGCGCAGCAGCAGGCCCGCGTCTCGGCCGTGCGCGATCTCCTGCGCCAGTTCGGCGCGGAAGACGCAGCCGGCGTGAGCGACAACATCATGGCCGACTTGGCTGCGAAGCGGTCGGGTGAACTCCAGAAATACACGGGCCTCAAGAGCGAGGTCATCAACCGGCTTGACGCATCCGGCGCAGTCCCGGTTCCTCGAGCCACGGCGGCGATTGACCAGAAGATCGCCGAACTGCAGGGGCTTCGCTCGGAGCAATATCTGCCCGTCATCAACGTCTTGGAGGATTGGAAGGCGTCGCTGCAAGGCCAGGGACTGCGCAACATCGAGACGCTGCGCAAGCAAGTCGGAGATGCATTCCAAGCGCCAGAACTGTCGGCAATCCGCACCACCGGCCAGAAGGTGCTTTCCGACATCTACGGCCCACTCAAGCAGGACATGCGGGACTTCATCACTCAGAACGGCAACCCGCGCGATGTGACGAAGTGGCAAGTGGCCGACAAGCGCCTGTCCGAGCTCGCTGGCGACTTGGACATGGGTACGCTGAAATCCGTTCTGCGTTCCGGCCAGGCTACGCCAGAGGATGTCAACCGTCTGCTGTTCAGCAAGAAGCCGAGCGAGATTCGGCAGCTTTACAGTGGCCTGACGCCCGCTGGCAGGGCCAACGCAAGGACGGCGATTCTGGCACGTGCGGCCGAGAAGGCGCGCTACGAGACGGAGGATGGAACCCGCGCGTTCAGCCCTGAGCGGTTCAACGCGGAGATCCAGCGGCTGCAGCCTCAGATCGGTGTGTTCTTCAAGGGCGACGGCGCGAACCATCTGGCGCAGGTTGAAGGGCTGTCTCGAGCTCTGACGCTGACCCGCCGCGCAGGCCAAGCCGGCGTTTCTACCGCATCAGGCCAGCAGGCGGTGCCATTCGTCGCCGGTAGCTTCCTCGTTGATCTGCTGGGCACATTCGGCGCGTCTCTTGCGGCAGCTGGTGGCGTTGGTCTGACGGCTCGCGTCTACGAATCCGCACCCGTTCGCAACCTGATGATTCAACTCGGCCGAGCCGCTCCAGGCGGCGCCGAGGAAGCCGCACTGTTCAAGCGCCTTGCGGCTACCATTCAAACGCAGGCTGAGGCTCTGCCGCCCGCAGTTTCCCAGGAGTAACCATGCCCGCCCTTTCCATCCAGCCCCCGTTCCCGATCTTCGCGGACACGGATGGTCAGCCGCTGGAAGACGGCTACATCCTTATCGGCCAGGCCAACCTCGACCCGCAGGGCAACCCCATCGCGGTGTACTGGGATGCCGCGCTGACGATCCCCGCGCCGCAGCCGATCCGCACGACCGGGGGCTACCCGTCGCGCAGCGGCACGCCGGCCAACCTGTTCTGCAACGAGGCGAACTACTCCATCCTCGTCAAGGACAAGCGCGGCACGACGGTGTACTCGGCACCCACGGCAGACACGACACGCGACGCGACGGGCGGCTTTGTGTCGGTGCTGGACTACGGCGCTGATCCTACTGGCGGCACGGACTCGTCGGCCGCGTTTGCCCTAGCCTGGGCCGCCATCAAGTTCACCGGGGGGATGCTGCTGATCCCGCAGGGGGCCTACTTGCTGGGCTCGACCTGGGAAATCGACATTGACACCACGGCCCCGCACAACTACGAGATCACTGGCTACGGCGCGGTTATCAAGACACTGCCGGCGGTCACGGGCTGGGCGTTCCGTGTGTTCGGGTCGTACAACAACTTCGGGCTGAAGATCGAGGGTGTGCAGTTCGACCAGCGCGGTAATGCGAACGTCAACGGCTGCATTCTGGCGCAGAACACGGCGCATCTGCGCATCGTCAAGTGCTCCTGCGAGCAGGACATCACGAAGGCTGGATGGGCCGCGATTCAACTGGAAAACCTGACGCCTGGTGACGGCGATACGGGGTGCTTCTGGACGACGGTTGACGAATTCACGACCAGGCCGCGCGCAGGCGCCGATCAAGTCGTCGGGCAAACCGGAACGACGACATCGTTTACCAGCGGCAGCACGTTGATGACGGTTGCCGATACGACGGTGACCATTCAGACCGGCATGGTGGTCAATGACTTCAACCCGCCGTTTGCGGGTGGGGAAAACCTGCTCACATCCGGCACGATCATCACGGAGCAGGTGTCCGGTACTCCTGGGGGAGCGGGTGTCTATCGAATCTCAACGGCTGCGGCGGGAACCACAACCACCGATTCCGTTCGCTTTGTCAGGTACTCGCGCTACGGCATTCGGATGCGCGGATCGCAAAACGCGACTCGGATCATCAACTGCTCGTTTGTCGGCGTCGAGGATGCGGTGCGCTTCGATGTGGACGGCGCTGGAAATCCCGTCCATCCGAATGGTGTGCGCGTGGAGCGCAACGACTTCGAGGGTGTGGTCAACTGCATCAAGGTCAACACCGACTCGCCGGCCATCATCATGCCGACCGGGTTGGTGGCGAGCCACAACCGCGTCGAGTCCTCCTACTCATACTTCAACATCGGCAGCGCAAACACGGTGACGCCGAACGCGGCGACCTTCACCGGCAGCATCCCAGCTGGATCCAGCATCCTTACGGTGACCGGCATCACCGGCACCATCGCAGCGGGCTCTGTCGTGACCGGCGCGGGCGTGTTGACGCCGGCCATCGTGCAGCCTTACGGTACGGGCGGCACCAGCGGAACGGGTGGCAACGGCACATATGCCTTGACCTTGACGCACGCCGCCGAGGTTCCGGCCACGACGATGACGGTGAGCGGCGTGCGTCCGCTGCCCGACCACAGCACGCCTCCAGTGCTGGGGCCAGACTACGCCGTCGTTGGCAGCGCCGACGCGTACATCGTCAATCCCAATGCGCAGATCGTCTACGCGGCACAGAGCACCTACTACGCTGACTCGTTCAGTCAGGCAGGCGGGCCGAGCGACTACTCGATTATCGCCGAGGGGTCTGGCAACAACCTCATCCTGCGCAACCTGTCGTGGGGCTCGTCCTGGGACAACGCCCACCTCGTCATGGGCCAGCAGCACTACTGGACGGACGCGAGCGGTAATCTGCGCACGAAGGCGGGTACCCCGACCTACGACACGGACGGCACCATCGTCGGGACTCAGGGCGTGCCCAGCAGCCAGCCGCCGATGGACAACCTGTTCGTCAACCCGTGGTTCAACCTCTACGGGTCGGCGTCTCCCACCATCGTCTACGGGGTCAGCGGCGGGCCTCCGGTGGGCTGCGGCACCACGCCTGTGGGCATCGTCGGATCGAGCGCGCCGCCATCGGCCTGCCCCAACAACCCGACCGGGCAGGCCGCGCAGATTCAGTCCATCGGCACCAGCGTCAGCAACGGCCTGATCGTCTCGCTGAACTCGGCACAGATCACCAACGGCGACACGATTGCGGCGGGGATGTGGATACTTTCGCCCAACCTCAGCACCGCCAAGGCCGTGATCTATGCCACTGACGGCTCGGGCTCGACGTACCCGCTGGCGAGCAACACGGTGGCCAACACCTGGCAGTTTGTCAGGTGGAGCCAGCCGGTGGCCAACACCGCCAGCGCCGTGGTCTACGTCGCGGCCGGAAGCGGGGCCACGTTCACGGCGACGGTGCCCTTTGGGTCGAACATCATGACGGTGACCAGCGTCACCGGCACGATTGCGGCCGGTGCCACGCTGATCGGCGGGACTACGCTCACGGGTCTGAGCATTCACCCCCCTGGTGCCAGCATCACGATCCAGGCGTATGGCACCAGCGGCACGACCGGCACGGGTGGTGCGGGCACCTATGCGCTGTCCAGCGTGCTGACGAGCGAGGTCACCTCGCAAGTGATGAACACCGTCACGGGATTCGTCAACAACACCACCGTGTGGGCGGGCGGGCTGCACTACAACCTGGGGCAGTTCCCGCCGCAGTACGTTTCCGACGCGTTCGCGCAGGACGACTTCGCAGTCGAAACAACGCAGCAGGGCAACGCCCGTGTCAAGACTCGGCTGCTGATCGGCACGCAGTCGACCGCCCCCTCGACGCAGGCGGTGCAGGTCTACGGCGACTCGACTGCCGGCGCGGCGAATAGCCTGATTCGGCGCTTCAGCAATGACGCGAGCGGCCCGAATCTGGTGCTGTCGAAGTCGCGTGGAACCACGGCTGTTGCCACCACGATCATCCAGAACGGCGACTCGCTGGGCGCGGTGACATGGCAGGCCGCAGACGGCGCGACGTTTTCGAACGTGGCGGCAATCACCGCGTCCATTGATGGCGCGCCTGGAGCCGGCGATCTGCCGACGATGGTGTCAATTTCCACCAGCAACGACGGTGCTGCGGTAGCTTCAGAGCGCATCCGATTCCGCGCCAGCGGGGCCACGGAAACAAACGGGTCGATCAAGGCGCACGCTGGTACAGCCATCCCCGCAGGCGGCACCACGGGCGCGGGCTTCGAGGTCAGCAGCGCGGTGAACTTCGGCATCTTCTTCGGCTCTGGCGCGCCGACGCTCTCGGCCGCGCAGGGCTCGCTCTACCTGCGCAGCGACGGCAGCAGCACCACTACCCGCGTCTACGTCAACACCAACGGCAGCACGGGCTGGACCTCGATCACCACGGCGACCTGACCGGGTAAGGAATCACAATGTCAGCAATCACCGTCAACACGCCCTACCCGACGTTCACGGACATCGACGGGCAACCGCTCGAAGATGGGTACGTCTGGATCGGCGTCAGCGGCCTGGAGCCGCAGGCCAACCCGCAGACGGCCTACTGGGACGCTGCGCTCACTCAGGTCGTGACGCAGCCGGCGCGCACGCGAGGCGGGTATCCGCTCAACGGCACGGCCATCGGGCGGCTCTACACCGCTGCACCGTACTCGATCAAGGTGCAGAACAAGAACAGCAGCACCCTTGTGCTGGACTTGACCGGCGCGGCTGGTACGGGTGTGGGCTCGATCAGCTTCGGCACCACGGGCCTGACGCCTGCCGTGGCGACCGATGGCGATGTGGTGGTGGCGGGCACGCTGGCGGTTGCCAATGGGGGCACCGGGCAGACTACCTTCACTAACGGCCAGCTGCTGATCGGTAACACGACCGGCAACACGCTGACCAAGGCTACTTTGACCGCGGGAACCGGAGTAACGATCACCAATGGCACGGGGTCGATCACCATTGCGGCGGCTGGCCTCCCGACAATGAATGTCGTTGCCGGGACATCGCAGGCAGCGGTAGCTGGTAACCACTACGTCCTGACAAATGTTGCGGCCACTACGGTGACTCTGCCATCAACGCCCGTCGCGGGTGATGTCGTGTGGGTCACTGTCGGAAATGGCCTGACGACCAATGTCGTGGCTCGCAATGGACGGAACATTATGGGGCTCGCTGAAGATATGACGCTGAACGCGCCCTACGCAGCCGCGCAACTGCGCTTTGTCAACGCATCCCTAGGGTGGAGGCTTCTGTGAGTGCATTTTCTCAGTTCGTAGGCGGGCCTGCCCGCGTGACCACCTACACCAGCGGCAGCGGCACGTTTACACCGTTGGTTTCGAATTCGTGGTGTCGCGTCACGCTGGTGGGGGGCGGTGGTGGCGGTGGTCGTGCTGCCGCTGGAACACAGGGCGGCGGTGGCGGTGGCGGTGGCGCGTTGAAACAATTCTGGATTCGGGTCGCTGGCGCAACCGCGTATTCCGTAGGCGCTGCCGGCACGGGCGCGACCGCGAATAACACGGCCGGCACAGCAGGCGGCGCATCGACCCTTGGGCCGTTGCGTGCGTTGGGAGGAAATGGCGGCGGCACTTCGGCGGGTGGCCTAGGTGGAATTTCGGGCCGACTCGATGGAAGTTTTCAAGGCGGTAATATTGGCGAATCTGGCGGCGGGGGAGGATCTGGTGGTGCTGCCGCAGCCGGCGGGAACGGCGGCATGACGGGAAACCTTGTTGCAAACCAACAGCAGGGATCTTCAACTGGCGGCACCCTCAGCACGGGTGGCGGTGGCGGCGGTGGCGGTGATTCGCTGTATGGCGCTGGCGGCAACGGTGGGGCGGGTTCTGCCACCAACGGCTCGGCCGGCGCTGCTGCAACGGGCAATGGCGGCGGCGGTGGCGGCGGCGGTGCGGGTGCTACCGCTAGCGGCAATGGCGGCGATGGCACAAGCGGCGTGATTCACATTGAGGAATTCGGGGCCTACTGACATGGACAAACTTCTGCACATCGCCCTGGGCGTGCTGGCGATCCTGTGCGCCTACGTCGCGCTGTGGGTGAACTCGCTGTTCGGCCTGGGCGCGTGCCTTGCGTACACCACCACCGCCGTGGGCGCTTTGTACGAATGGCAGCAGTGGTTCCGCAAAGAGGGCCAGCCCGACCCGTGGGACGCACTCGCAACCGCTGCACCGGGCTTCGTGGTCTGGGCACTCTTGGAGATTCTCTGATGACCGATGACGACTTCCGACGCCTGGAGGGCAAGGTGGACAAGCTGGCCGACGCTGTGGGTAAGCTGATCCTGTTCGAGGAGCGCCAGGCCACGCAGGGCGCACGCATCGGCGTGGTCGAGCGCGACATCGCGCTGGCGTCGCAGGCCATCGTCCGCGTCGAGCGCAAGGTCGATCAGTGGGTCAACCGGGGCGTGGGTGTGTGGGCTGTGGTGGCCGTCATCTTCGCGCTCATGCAGTTCGGGGCCAAGATCCTTGGGGGTGGGTGATGAACTTCGACACCGCATTCGGCAAGCTCCTCGGCCACGAGGGCGACTTCAGCGACCACCCCGCCGACCCAGGCGGCGCAACCCGCTTCGGCATCACCGAGGCCGTGGCCCGCGAGGTGGGCTACCGCGGCGACATGCGCGAGTTGCCGGTGGAGCTCGCCAAGCGGATCTATCTGGAACGGTATTGGAAGCCCATCAGCGCCGACGACCTGCCGCCTGGCATCCGCTACATCGTGTTCGACGGTGCCGTGAACAGCGGGCCGGGGCAGTCGATCAAGTGGCTCCAGCGGGCGCTGGGCGTCGTGGACGACGGCAAGATCGGCCCAAAGACTCTGGCCGCGGCTTACGCGCAGAACGCCGACGCGCTGCGCTGTCGCATCCTGGCCCAGCGGCTGCGGTTCATGTCTGGCCTGGCCAACTGGCCCGCGTTCAGCCGCGGCTGGGCTCGGCGGATCTGTGACCTGATGGAGGCGTGACCATGAACCCGCTCGTACTCGCACCGCTGCTCGAAGTCGGCAAGACGCTGCTGGATCGGTTCATCCCCGACCCCGAGGCCAAGCGCGCCGCCGAGGCCGAGTTCTTGAAGATGGCGATGGATGGCGAACTCAAGCAGACCATCGCGCAACTGG